ATTTGTTACGCTCCGACGTTAACCAAAATCTGAGCGTAAATGAACTCAGCGTTAGCACCGGCAGGGCCGGAAGCGTTTGGTTCGACGTTGTCGTAAGTCGGGAAGCGAACATCGATCACAGCCTGACCTTTGGCTACAGCAGTGACGGTTAGACCGGCCACTGATGCAATCGCAGCGTTGTCAGTTTTCAATGATGCGCTGTTGCCGTTTCCAGACGCGAAGGCGTTTCCGCCTGCATCTTTAAGTGCAGCAGTCAAAACAACGCTGGACGGATTTGGTGATGCGCTCACGTTCAACGAAACTTGATACTGACGATTAGGCACAATCGCGGTGACTCCGGTTCCGGAAACCGTGATTTGAGTCGCAGTTCCGAGCCCGTCTGTGGGTGTGTGTTGTGGTGATGGGTTTGCCATTTAGATTCCTTTTACGCGCTCAGAAGCGTGTGCCACTGTCCTACTTTTGCAGAGACAAATTCACACGTCTTACCGGCAGCTACCGCAAATGCGGCACCGCCTCCCAAGCCGTTGATGATCTCAGACGCGAATGGGAAAACGTTCATCGATTGTGCGCCTGCGTTCATCACGGTGTAGCTCATTCCCGGAACTGCTGAAGGCAGAATCGAAGAATCATTCAGAGTTGCCACGGTGGTAAACCGTGCCATCTGAGTCGTGATCGGGGTTGCTAAGCCTTGTCCACCGCCAGCATGTGCGGTTAAACCGTCTGCCGCAGAAAACAAGTCTTCCTTCCAGCCTTGACCACCGTTGTAGTACACAACGTTGTTGGCTTTATCGAAATAACTTGCGGGAGCGACAGCACCGGGACTTGGGGTGTTAGCGCCAGGAGCACCAGCTCCAACATAATTGAATGGGCCTGCCATATTTTTTAGTCTCCTATGAAACAAAAACAGGGGCGAGAGTTACTCGCCCCGTTTCGTTTAGCTAATGGCCGAAGCCGCATCGATCTCGCGGATACGAACCGTGGTGTCCGGTCCAAGCGACGTGGTGAAGTGCACACGATAGCTTGTCCAGCCAGGGATCAATCCTTCAGGATCGGCAACAGTTGGTTCAGCGTTCTGAACGATGTTGCACTTAATGTTGCGCCACTCGCCGTCACCGAACTCAGTGTCGCCTTGGGCACCCAACTTAATGCTGAAGATGCCGTCACGTCCGAAGATATAGGTACGCAGCGCGGTCAAGCCGGTTACGCCCTTATAGTTCGAAGTCTGCGTGACAAGGTTGCTCTGGAAGAAGCTCACGCCAGAACCAGGCAACTCGATCATTTCACCGATGTCGGTGCTGATCAGGTCTTCCATCCGGCCCAGACCCACAGGGGTGTGCTTCAGGATGTCGATTGGCGAGTTGTTGCTTGCATCAGCCAACACGTCACCAAGCGCGAACGGATGGATTACTCCACCGAACATCTTGGAAGCCTCATCGAACGGACGAACCGAACGACCGGCAAGGGACTGCACGCTGTTACGAATCTGAGACAAGCTCATTGTCGTGAACACGGAAGTCGAAGATGCGCCAAGCTGCACGAGCACGCTGGAATCAACCGCGTTGGCTCCGTCAGCAGTTGCGCGGACCAGGCCGCTCAGGGACTCGCCCAGGCGGTAGGACATTTCGCGAGCGACGTTCTCGACGGTGTTGTCGATGGCGGTTGCCAGAGACAGCGAAGAGAAGTTCGCGTAGTCGGCGTATTCACCGATTGTCGCGGTTGTGGTCAGAACGCTAACTTGGATGCCAGCGCCCACGGTTCCTTCTGAAGTCTGCGCGACGTTTGCAGCCAGAGGAACGTACATAAACATCTCGTACTGGTTACCGCTCTTGGTCGGCAGGTCGAGACGCTCAGAGCAGGCGACAAATGGCGTCTGAGTCTTCAGGTTCTCACGAAACTTTTTGTCGTAGAACTTAACTGTAGACTGAGGAAGTTGCGCCAGCTTATTCGAAGATGGACTGTAACTCATTGAAAAACTCTCAAAGTTTTGTCAGAAAAATGTGTATGTATTTCTGACAAATAAAGGGATGCCTGTGCTGTCTCATCTCCTCCCAAAGATGACTTCTATTGGCATCGCCCCTTGATGGCTCAGTCCGAAATCAAGTAATCCGACTTGACTTACAACTACTGTTCGGTCAGGG